GCTACTGTGGCTGCGACTACTCCTATTATTTTAAATTTAGTAAAACCTATAGTAAAGAATTTAATAAAGAAACTTACTTCTCGGAAGTCAAAGAATGAGAGTGAGGAATTACCTGATTAGGTGGAACTGAAACTTTTATGCCTTCACAAATACTTGCGTACTTACCAGTAAAGGTAACTCCGAGGTTTGCCTGCTCTGAGCAAACCTTAAGTCTAAAGAGTGCAAGCTCTAACGAGGTTTTTTTATATAACAACTCTTGATTTTTAATATTAATCTCGGTTGCCTTATGACATAACGCAGGGGATTTTCCTAAAGGAATACTTATCTGTGCAGAAATTCCGTAGTTTAAATTAAAATTTTCTTTTTCAAATCTAGGTGTTTCTTGAACGTATTTAATTGCACCTGTATCTTCATCGTAAATATTTTGTCTGGTAACGTCTTGTCTCGGTAAGTTGAATGTGTGAGAGTCGGTTACATAGGGAGTAATTGTAAGGCTAGGAGAAGAACAAACTATACCCTGTGACATCCTAAATTGTGGTGTTGAATTAGGTGCAATCATTGTGGCATTATTATTTACCGTGCCTTGTGCAGTTGAGTTCGGACTACTGACTGTTGTATTCGCTAAAACCCTTGCAGGGCAAAGAATTACAAGAATTACTGACCAAAGGTAGTTTCTACGGTGGTTGTTGTGGTTGTATTTATGGTGCGATTTATTGTTGTTATTGTGTCGATTCCCGGTGTGATCATCGTCTCTACCAAAGAAAATGGCTGACCAGAATTTACTATTTTCCATCTAGGCACTCCTTCCAACGTAGGACTTGTGTATGAAAAATTAATCCCATTGACTGTTTGAGTAGCTTCTGCGGTAGGAATTGAGTTGATATAACCATTAGCATCGTTACTCTCTATGTTCGTGCCTGAGACGCTTAGAGAGTACCCTGTGCGGTATTGATGACTTGTTATTGATTCCGTTATTACTGATTGACTCGTAGAATTTGTACTTGAAGATCCTGTACGAAACGTTGGCACAACTGGGTTTGCAAGGATTTTGACAGGAAATAATATTATTAATAGCAGCCAAAACCTAGTCAATTTGGATTGTAACGGTCGTTGATCCTATACAACTAGAACCTGATCCAAATGCACCACTACAAGTATGGACACCTGATGATAAAGATGTCATAGCTCCAGATCCAAGAGTACCCCCACTACCTACAGTTGTTTGTCCCGACAAATGAGGTAATGCTGCTATTCCTGACGATGGTGTAACTGCTGATGGTGTTGCATCTCCCATAGTTACCGCTTCTGTAAGGCTAAACGCTGACCCTGCTGTTGTAATAGCCTTATCAGTTTGTATTAAAGCTGGCACACCTGCGGTCAAGCTGCCTACATTTAATCCACCAATCGCACCAGATGTAGTAGAGCCACCAGAAGTAACTGAAGGTGTAATGTTATTACCTGATATTGAATATGTCGTACCAAGTTTATTGGTGACGCTATATGGCATATCTACACTTATCTGTGCAGAGGTTGTGAACTTTTGAGTGATGTCTGCTAGTGCTACAGAAGGACTAAACAGAAATAAAAGTGCAATTAGTTTTTTCATGTGTTTAATTTTCCGTTGTTTTTTACATCTTTCCCTGTAATGGGATCGACTCTAATTACATCAGGTTTACTTGTGATTAATTCTATTGGCTGCTTTATAATTATAGTTTGTTGTCCACTTGTGTTTGTATTATTAGTTGCTTCTCCTTCTTTCTTTTTCTTCTTTGCACCTGTAGCAGCACCAACAGAAACACCCCAACCAGCAAGAATATTTCCTAACAATCCAGCCGCAAATGTGCTGTCTACTCTAGGCTGGTCTGGAATGTCCATACCAAATAATTTATTAGGTAGCTTTATATATCCAAGAGACAAAACGATCAAACACCAAGCAAGAATAGCTCCTTGTGCAGTAGTACTAACTAAAAACATTATCTTCTCTTGATAGTCAGGTTTATCATCATCTAATTCTTTTTTCTTTTCGATTGTTTTATCTGTCATAACTAAGATTTATTAGTCATACTATACATAATTAACTATTTACGCAAATGACAGAGGTACAAGCAGCACTTATAGGAGCAGCAGCTACTGCTTTTGTTATGGTTTTATCCAACATGAGTAACCGTAGAGAGAAAACTATTATTGATATCTACACTAGATTAAACAAGTTATCGCAAGCAGTTAGCAGGATAGAAGGCAAGATCCAATAACGTGTGCTATGTTTGGAAAAACTAACAAACTATGTACAAATTACTGAAGCCTATATTATTACGCTTCCTTACTACGACAGGATGTAAAAGGTTAGTACTAGATCTTTGCCGTGCATTTGTAAAACAAACCTCAAATACATTGGACGATAAAGCAGTTGATTTATTAGAGCAGCAATTGTTTCCTAAATTAAATTGATGGAAAAAGAAACTTTTTTAAATATAGAAATAGAACCTGCACCTGTAGAGTTGCAACTGTCAGTTGAAATGCGTTGCAGAGAAATAATGAAAAGCGATGATATAGATAATATAAAAAGATATTGCACTCATCTTGTCAGGCATCAAATGAAACAAGATGTATTTCTTGCCAGTTTATTAGGAAGAGTTGTAGAACTAGAAGCTAGAGAAATTGTAGAAGAAAGAAAAATAGAAAGATTAAAAAATAAAAGATTAGAACGTAAATCTATTGACAGAATTAAAAAATTCTTTCATATTGAAAAAGACATTTAAGGAGATTATCATGCCTAAAGGTAAAGGTACATATGGGACTAAAGTTGGTAGACCACCTAAGAAAAAGTAAGTTTAATCCCCATCACATATAAGACCCTAGAGTAATCAATAATTCGTATTATTCTAGGGTTTTATATTGCCCATCTAAAAAGGTATATCATCTGTTGACACTTTGGAATAACTGTTTAAATCATCATTACCTTTATACGTTGGCGTGTTTGGTGCTGGTTTTCCGGGTTGGTAATTATTATCTGCATCAAACATAGTTACCATTACTGCTGATGGATTTGGTTTGTCACCGAAGTCAGGCAACCCTGCTAAATTTACCCATCTATCAATAAGCATAAATTGTTTGCCTTGGTCATTCTCCATAATAACTCCTATGTTTTGCCAGTTAGCTTTTTGATTCCCTTCTTTGTCTGTATAAACTCTGGTCTTGACTGATAGGTTCTTTACTTTTTTTGCCATAAGGTGTCTCCTTTAGTATGCGTATTTTTACAAAACCACCAAGGTAGTCTTGATCCATTGTTGAGATAACAGTATTAAATCGTTTGTCGTTAATGCGTAATGCATCAGACAAGCCGTCAATACCTGACTTCATTCTAGCAACTAAATTATCACGGTCATAACTTCGTCTGTCTGGTGGTATAAATGTCATTTCTAAAACTAATCTTTCTGGTAACTCATTGTAGTTTGGATATTTTTTTAACTGTTCTTTAGTGACGCTAAGACAAGCTTGCCTGTAATGCTTTTTTGCTCTAGCTAATTTAGCCCAATGCAATCTAGCATTAGGCGATAAATCAGAGGGTGGCCAACCTAATACTATTTCAATCATTTTCTAACTCATAAATTGCTTCTGTTAATCGGTCAAAATTAACCTTATAAAATTTTTCATCTAAATCTTCAAACCAAAACTGCCTGTCTAATTCTGCCAACTGGCATTTGTATTTTGCAATCTTTAAAATAGTTTGCTCTTCCAAGATTACTTGCTCCATAATTTAATTAATAACTCTAATTCACGGATGCGTGATTTAGCTGCTGCAATTTTTTGTTGTGTAGTCATAAATTTTTTCTGTAAGAATCCCAGTTAAAACCAATTAATGCACCTCCGTTTTCACGAAGTCTATCCATGACACGCTCGCCAAGGTAGTCTGACAATTGTTCGCTAGGAATATTTGATAATAAAATTGATGGCTTAAGTTTTTCATAGCGTTCATTTAGTACATCAAACAACAGTTGTTTTTCAAACTCTGACCCAAACTGTACACCAACTTCATCTAGTATCAATAGATCTGGTGATGCAAAAGCATTAATTACATCGCTTTCTGTTTCTTCTTTTGTTCTCCAACTATCTTTAACTCTTCTAATTAGACGTTGCACGGTGACAAATACTGGTGACCGTTGTTGTTGCATAATGCTCAACGCAATGCCTACTGCCAAATGGGTTTTACCTGTACCTACTTTGCCAACAAAGATTGCAGAACGTCCTGTTTTTATTACTTGGTCAAAGTTTTTTGTATATTCTTTTGCAAAAGCTAATGCCTTCTTTTGACCACTTGTCTTTGCTACATAGCTATCTAATGTCCGATCTCTAAATCGCTCTGGGATAGCTGCACTACCTACCTTGGCTGTCCATCTACGCTGCTCACGCTCTAACTCTGCTTGTTTGTCACGCTCTATTTGTTCCTTCGCTTCTGCATCCCTGCGTTCAATCATGCATCGAGGACACTCTGTCCAATGCTCACCAATAAAGTTTGTTGAAGTATAGGCAACATTATGTTTAGAACAAGTGCGTTCTTCTGTTGGCCTATCTTTGTTAATTAGGTTTTCTAGGCTCATTTTATGAAACCTCCTTCATAGTTTCCCTACAAGTTTTATTAAATCTTTGATTTGCATCTGAAATTTCTGCACATAATTTTTGATTATATTCTCTTCTTTCTTTTTTCCAATCCGATTCTCGACCTCTTTTAGGCTCTGGATATTCTGTAATCAAATGGATTTCTGCAAATGCAAATGCCAAAAGAATTAAACAATGATCTTCCATTGTTATTTGTATCGTATACTTTTTATTCATATCTTTTGTACCCCCTCTCCGTAGTTAGTAGTAGCAAAAGATTTTTGTTCTTTAGAAATCCAATCAGATTTAAAACTTTGCCATCCTCTGGCTTGGCACATAATTAAAGCTTCCTCCAAGCTAATAGTTGTTTTTTTGACTTCGTTTTTTATACCGATGAAAGCAGTTTCTGTTAATGGTGCTTTCTTGTTTTTTCTATGAACTAAGAAATCATCCCATGTTTTTTTACTTACATTACGAGGACGCTTTAGCGTCTTATTATTATATGTTTCTTGTTTATTGTTTAATGTTTCTTGTTTCTTGTTTGGTTGAACGGTTGTTGAACTAGCGTTAGACCTAGCAAGAGCAGATGCTTTACCTGCTCTAATTGCTGACTGTACCTTGCTTTGATACTTTTCTATTTCTTCGTCAGCCCTTGGATTTGTCCATCCTTTACCAGTTTTTAAAACAAAAAACTCTTCCAAAACAGTTTCTACTTCTGGTACGTTATCCCTCATGTTAATCTTTCGTGCAACGATTGCCACATCCTCGTTCAACGTCCGTTCATGTAGGTAGTA